CAAGAAGAAATTAATCTTCTTTCTAAATATTGTCGAATTAAACACAGAACTAATTTACAACATTTTGATTGGGCTCAAAATAAAGTAGGAGATACTTTTATTTATGGTGATGCTGTATTTGAAAGTTTAATGTTAACTAAATTAAACAAGGTACAAGAGATAAGTGGATATAACCTTCATCCTACCTACGCATTTTGGAGAATGTATTCCAAATTTTCTGATTTAACTCCACACACAGATAGACCTTCTTGTGAAATAAGTGTTACTGTGATGATAGGATCAGATGGAACACCATGGCCTATTTACATGGAAGGAGAGCCTGTAGTAATGAAACCTGGAGATGCTGTGTTATATAAAGGATGCGAAGTTAAACATTGGAGAGAAGAATTTGAAGGAGATTGGCAATCTCAAGCATTTTTACATTATGTAGATGCGGAAGGCCCTAACAAACATCTTATAAGAGATGGAAGACCTTTTTATGGAGTGCTTAAATGAAATTTGTACAATACGAAAATGGATCTGCAGATATTAAATTTTCTTTCAAAGAAAGACTTATTTTATTAATACGAGGAAAATTAACTTTTGATGCATTGTCTTTTAGGCATGTAGGAAATACTTTATTTAAAATGGTGATAGATTTTCAAAGACGTTTTCCAGAAGAAATTAAAAATGTAAACACACACATAGACCAAGAAGTAAAAGGTAAGTAATGTGGAAGATACCTATATTCAAATAATAGACGATATACTACCAGACAGAGTTAATAAAAAAATTATATATAATTTAATTACAAAAAATTATTTTAAAATATCTCACGACAATATTAATACTATTGAGGATATCCATTTTTATCTAACAGAAGATGGTAAAGATATGGGATTTAATTTTTATAGCTTTAATAAAGAAACGAATGTATTTTTAAACTCTCCTATTTCTACTTATGCTGATATTATATTTTCTAAAATAAAACAAAAAATAAACTTTAATATTAAAGACTTAGTAAGATGTAATTGGAACTACTATACAAAAAACTCAGAAACTAATTTACATAGAGATAAAAATGAAAAAAATTATATTTCCATTTTATACAATTTACACACTAATGATGGAGGAACTGAGATTAATAATGTTTTTTATCCAAGTATTAGCGGTCAGGCTATTTTGTTTAAAAGTAATCAACTACACAAAGGTTTTGGGCCTAAGTCAATAAAATCTAGATTTAACTTGAATATTGTGGCGGAGATATAAAAAAGGTATAATGTCTTTATGCCATTAAGTTTAATAAATATAAGACCAGGCTTCAATAAACAAATAACTGATACAGCTGCCGAAGGGCAATATGTAGATGGTGATTTTGTGCGATTTCGTTATGGATTACCTGAAAAAATAGGAGGATGGTCAAAACTTACCTCTAAAACTATAGCAGGAGTAGCTAGAGCACAACATCAATGGACTGATTTAGATGGTAGAAAGTATGTGGCTATCGGAACTCAACAAGGACTTTTTATTTATTATGAAACTGCTTTCTATGATATCACTCCATTAGAGACTGCTCAAACAGGAGGGACTTTTGATACTACTACAGGATCTCCTACCGTCACTGTAAATTTAAATGGTCATAATATGATCGCTGGTGATTTGTTTACTTTTACTTCAGTAACCCCACCAACAGGTGCTGGATATACAGCAGGTAACTTTCAAGATCAAACTTTTGAAGTGATTAGTTCTACTATCAATACTTTTACTGTAACGATGGCTACCAATGCGACTGCTAACAATACAGCAGATGGAGCATGTACTATTAATAGATATATTCAAATTGGCCCTATTGGACAAACCTATGGATATGGATTTGGTACAGGAGGGTATGGGGGAGCCTCTGGGTTAACTACTACTTTAAATGGAGCTATTAACAACAGCGTCACTACGATTACATTAGCCAGCACAACTGGTTTTCCTACCTCTGGAACTATAAAAATAGATAACGAATTAATTACCTACACAGGAATATCTACCAATGATTTGACAGGGTGTACAAGAGGAGTAAATGGAACTTCTGCTGCATCTCATTTAGATAATGCTGGAGTAGAAGCATATACAGCATGGGGATCTGCATCTTTATCCTCTTCTATTACTTTAAATCCAGCAGATTGGTCTTTGGATAATTTTGGACAAATATTAACCGCTACTGTTTTAGATGGAAGAACATTTACTTGGCAGCCTTTAAGCTATTCGGCTTCAGCGTTAGAAACAAGAGCGACTATTATGACAGGTGCTCCCACTAAAACAGCAGTATCTATTGTATCTGATCAAGATAGACATTTTATTCATTTAGGAACTGAAACAACTATTGGATCTACCAATACTTTTGATCCTATGTTTATTAGATTTTCAGATCAAGAAAACTATAATGAATATCAACCAACCTCTGTTAATACAGCAGGAACATTTAGAATTGATGATGGCACAGAAATTGTAGGAGCAGTAAAAGCAAAAGATTATATTTTAGTATTAACAGACACAGCTGCTTACGCTATGCAATACATAGGAGCTCCTTACACGTTCAGTATTAGAAAAGTAGGATCAAATTGTGGATTAGTAGGGCCTCATGCTATTCAATATGTAGATGGCATTGTGTATTGGATGGATGATAATGGAGGCTTTAACGCATATAATGGAACAGTTCAAAAAATTCCTTGTACAGTAGAAGATTTTGTATTTACTACTACCAATCCTACTGATTTAGGATTTAACTACAACGCAGGAAGATTAACTTATGCTGGTCATAATTCATTATTTAATGAAATTAATTGGTTCTATCCATCTAACTCTTCGAGTGATATTAATAGATGTGTTACTTACAATTATTTAGATAAAGTATGGTATACAAGTTCTTTGACAAGGACTACTTATTATGACGCTCATTTATATGACAATCCATATGCAACTTCGTTTAATGCTAGCGGTACTCCAAGTTTCCCTACTATACAAGGAGTTACCAATATTAGTGGTGCGTCCACTTTTTGGGCTCATGAAGTAGGAGTAGATCAACTAGCTGATGGAACGACTACTGCTATTCAGTCTTATCTTGAATCTGGAGATTTTCAATTACATCAAGACGGAGACGGAGAAACATTTACTAAGATAAGAAGATTTATTCCAGACTTCCAACGATTAAGTGGAACTGCTACCGTTACTATTTTGTTAAAAAACTATCCGTCTGATACGGCTACATCCTCTTCTTTAGGCCCTTTTTCTGTTACTTCATCTACTCAAAAAATTGATACAAGAGCAAGAGGAAGAGCAGCAAGTTTAAAAATATCTAATACCGCTACGGGACAAACATGGAGATACGGTACATTTAGAGCAGATGTACAACCAGATGGAAGAAGATAATAAATTTCTGCATCCCAATATTTGCAAGTATTGTATTGATTTAATTAAATCAAATATGCAATTAACAGAAAAATTTAATTCTAGATACGTGCTTCGTTTTAATCAAATAGAAGATCCTATTATAAATAACTTATATAAATATTATGAATCTATAAATCCAAAAATGTTTTTAAACACACCTCAACTTATTTATTGGCCTGTAGGAGAATTTCATGATTGGCATGATGATACTATTTATTACGACTATACTACAATTACTTATTTAAACGATGATTATGAAGGGGGAAGAACTATTGTTGAAGATGTGATGGTAGAGCCATCGGTAGGGAAACAAGTTAGGTTTCCAGCTAAAACTAGACATATGGTAACGAAATTAACAAAAGGGCACAGATATGTTATAATTGCTTGGTTTAATAAAGATAAAAAAATTTTTTAATTCATTTAATAAGCATGGCAAAAATAACAGCATATATACCTGAGCCAAGTGTAGAACATAATTTTGTTAATGAACAACAAAAGCTACAGGCATTAGAAACAATAAAAAATCAACTAAACACTTCTTTTCAAGAAGAACTAAAACAAGAAGTAGAAAGATTAAATTGGTTTTTAATGCGAGGTAATTAATGAATTGTAATAATGTAAATACAGAGCCTACAGTAATAGGTGGTGGAAATGGA